CTTTATCATCTTTGCCAACTATAACTTGCTCGTCATTTTGCACTGCCTCATTTATTTGATTATTCACTATATTTGTTTTTTCCACTTTTTCTTCAGTTACTTTATTAGCCTCATCTATAGTTGATACGATGTCTGCTTGATTTACGTCATCATCAAGAAAAGGAACTTCTAGACCCAATTCACTTGCAGTTAAAGGTCTTCCTAATATTCTAGATTTCTCTGAATTTTTTTGTTCTGTTGTTAAGTTTGGATTAGCATCTATTTTTGCAATTAAATCTTGTTGATCTTTAGCAAAAAGCATACCTGGCGCCATTGTCAGTGCACCAATACCTAATGTAGATTTGATAGGGTTTTTTCTTAACAATCTAGGTGTTATTCTAGACACCCCTTTATCCAATCTACTTCCTGGTGCAACCATCCGAGCTCCTTGTGACATAAGAGGAAAACCTGTAGCTGCAATACCAAAATTCTCTAAAGCGTCTTCATAATTTCCTTGTGCAAAATCTATAGCTCCTGATGCACCATAACTAATAGGTATACCTACTTCAGCGGCACCAAAACCTTTTTTACCTATTCTATACAACCTATTATCCTTCAATATATTTGGTATATTTGGTCTATTAGGTAGTATTTTAGATACTTGACCAGCAACATCAGACGCACCAGATTTAATCCTACTTACCACAGGAGCGACATTACGTCCTAAACCAGATTTTGCACCACCAAAAGCACGTCCTAAACCATACATAGTAGGCGCACCTAAAGCTGTTAAAGTTTGTAGACCTCCAAGAAAATGCTTCGGTACTTTTTTATGTTTTATTTGTGCTTTATGCCTAAATAGCTTTCTATTTAATACACTTGTCATTATGTTAATTTACCCTTCGACAATAAGTCATATGCTTGATAAGCACCAACTCCAGCACCAGCTGCTTGTGCAAAAGGATTAACTCCAGGACCAGTACCTGCTGTCACTTGAGATGCAGCTGTTGGTAAGGCAGTCATAATGCCTTTTTGAAATTCTATTCTTTGAAATGGCTCATAAGCTCTTGCAACTTCTGTTTGTCTTTCAGCAGTCAAACCTCTTTGAGCTATATCTCTTTGTATAGCACCAGCTTGTAAAGCACTGCCAATATCTCTTTGCGCCATTTGCTGAGCTTGAGTTGCTGCTCCAGCTAAATTTTGTGCTTGTTGCATTTCTGCTTGTGTTTCAAATTGTTGTTGAGCCTGTGCTGCTCCTAATGCTTGACCAAAACCCTGAGCTCTCAATTGACCAATAGTCGCTAATCTTGCTCTTTCTGATTCAGCTTGTTGTACTCCTTCTCTACCACCACCAAAAGCACCAGAACCTACTGCTTGAGCAGCTAATTCATTTTCCCTCATAGCAGCTTGTCTATTGATTTCATCAATTGTATATCTCTCATAAGGGTTCATAAAAGCTTCTATGTCTGGCATACCTCTAGCTACATCACCTGCTCTACCTAAAGCAGTAATACCCTGTGTTAAATAATCTTGCCCTACTCCCGGTGTTACCATACCGAAGCCTTGCATTTCTAAAGGACTAGGTCCAGCAACTTGATAAGCTGGCACCTCAACAGGTTGTTTTGCTAAATTTATACTCTCGTCATAGAGAGCTAGTTTTCTTGCCTCTATTTCTGGTGCTTCTCTTGTAATCGTAGTTGATGTACCACCTGATGCTGGAGCAGGAGCAGGAGCAGGTGATCCACCACCACCACCAAAATAACCTTTTAGTCCTGTTGCTTTATTAAGTCTACCTCGTCCACCGATTTGTTTAAGAATTTTTACTTCATAAGGATTAACGTGAGCTAATTCACAATCCTCATACTCTCCCTGATCAGCTATATCTCTATACAAAATTTCGTATAAATATATTTTAAATCTATTAGGTAATAATTTAAGTAACCATTTCATAAAAATATCCTGTATGCTGTAATTTTAACTTGTCCTTTTTAATAGCTTTTATCCACCCTTTTCTACCTATAATCTCTAACCTTGCACAATTGTTTTCTTTTGCATATTGACAAAAAAACGTTTCCAACTGTTTCATATTTTTAAGGATTTCAGACCCACCACAAAATAATATACATAATGTATTTAGATTAGGATATACTACTCTTTGCACTACATATGCTGCTTTCAAAATTTGGTTTTTCAAAACTACGAACAAAGTCATTTTGTTTTCCTTCAGTAGTCTGTATGTAGAAATTATTGTGTGTCTACCATTTGATTGGTCTGCTGCTTTTTGTATCCAGTCTCTAACATCATCCCAAAACACATCAATACACTCTACATCAACTTGTTTGATCGTTATCATTTGTTATATCATAGATTCTTTTAAGTTGATCTTGTTGCTTGTAAAAGAATGCTGCTCCTCTTCTTCTTGCATCTTTAAAGTCTTTTGGTGATGCACCTGCCATTATTCCTGCACCTAATACAGCATCGGCACGACTAACAAATTCACCATCTGCTAATTGTGCGAGCATAGTGTCTTCATCTTTATCACCATTACCAGATCCATCTTCTACGTAACCTGTTGCTCTTGTGTAATTAGTCACGTCATTCTCATCGTGAGTCATTTTACTTGGTAAATAGTTTACACCACCCTCTGCGTAATGTGGTATTAATTCAGCTATACCACCTTCTTTTAACTGATACATCGGTGAGGTAAAATTATAAACTGATTGATCTTGACCTGCTGCTGCATCTGCATATTGAGCTCTATCCGTCAAACCAGATAAATCTCCTCGGGCTCTTGCGTAAGCATCTGCATATTCTTGATCAGAATAAGGGGATGCATTTTTAAGCATGTCACCCATTCCAGGTTGAGTCATTGCCAATTGAGATCCTAATGTGCCACCTGCTGCCCCTACACCAAGTAACGCACCTTTACTCAAAGCTCCTGCTCCTCCATAACTAGCTGCACTTGTGCCAGCAAGCCCTAGACCTGCTGCTTGCATACCATAGGCACCAACACCACTTAAAGCTGCTCCGAAAGCCATTGATTTTAATACATTTCTATTTGATTCGCCTCTTGCTAAGGCTGAGATGCCTCCAATTCCAGCACCTATTAACATTGCCATTGGGACTGCCATAAAAATCTCCTTTATTGCCTATAATACCCTTATTTTTGTTGACTATCAACACCCACAGCAACCATTTCGTCTATAAGTCTACCAGTAAATTGATGTTCACCAACATGAGTTATGTATTCATTTATCAAGGCCATACATTTTCCCCCTGTTTTTGTCCATAATCGTGAGAAAGCAAAATCCTCACCTAGATACAATTTTTCATCGGGATCGTAATAGGTATCAAAAAAGTTATACAAGTTTTTGCGTAATTGTTTTTCTCCATCTATCATTGTCTCTTGCTTGATAGTTAAGTCTGGATATGCTTTTTTCATTTTTTCTAAAGCCTCTCTTTTTATTAACAGACAACCAGTCATAGAATGTGACAATTCAATCATTCCGTCTTTAACCTCTATGTCATCTTCTTTATCTTTAATTCGAACAGGAAACATATTACCACTTGTTTTCGCTTGTGTAGCGTTCATACTTGGTATACCCCTCCATTTATTCAATACTTTGTCCCATTGTATTACTTTCATAGGGTAAGGAATACTTAGAACCTCTTGATTTTTTTCTATCATTTTAAATATAGAATCAGCGCTAAATAATATATCACTATCTATAAACAACAAGTGAGTATAACCAGAGTTTAAAAACTCCGACACACATAAATTACGACCTTGTGTTACCAATGATGATTTCATCAACTGTAACATAATAGGTATTCCCTTTTGATTGCATTGTGCTTGTAATTTAAATACTGACTGCATGTAATGTATAGATACTTCACTATGGACTGGTGTAGCAACAAATAATTTTATTTTTTTATTGTCTATCCAGTTTGCATCTGGTGTGTATATAGGCTCATAGTTTTGCATTCAAAGCTCCTTGTAAAAAATTTGTCCATTCTAATTTTTTCTTTTCCCAACTATAAAATCTTTTTACAAAGTCTTGTTGTGTTTTTAAATGATCTAATACCTCTGGCTCGTGAAGCGTGGTAACTGCTCCTCGAATAGCGTGAGCAAAAGCTGTCGCCAAGTTACGATAATTTTTGTCATACGTTACATACACAGGAAACTCGGAGCATGTTTCATACAAAGCACCAAAGTTTGTTACTATACACATTAAGCCAGCTGCCATTGCCTCAAGAACTGCGTTACAACTTGTTTCTTCCCATATACTAGGATAGGCAAACATATGATAACGATAAATGTATTTTTGTATAAAAGAATGATCTTTATATCCAATGTAATTTACGTT